CCCGATGGTTATTGTCTCTACTTTGATACTGAAGCCGCTGTTAACAAATCCCTTCTTGAGTCTAGGGGTATTGACCTCAATCGGTTAGTTGTGGTTAATGTTGTGACTGTTGAGGAGTTCCGCAGCAAAGCACTTAAGGCAGTTGACCTATACTTAAAAAAATCTGAAGAAGAACGCAAACCATGTATGTTTGTGTTAGACTCTTTAGGAATGCTTTCCACAGAGAAAGAGATTACTGACGCACTCAATGACAAGCAAGTTCGGGACATGACCAAATCCCAACTCATCAAAGGTGCGTTCCGTATGCTCACTCTCAAGTTGGGTCAGGCAAACATTCCCATGATTGTTACTAACCATACCTACGATGTCATTGGCGCTTATGTTCCTACAAAGGAGATGGGAGGCGGTTCTGGTCTTAAGTACGCTGCTTCTACTATCATCCATCTCTCAAAGAAAAAAGAAAAAGATGGAACAGAAATTGTTGGAAACCTTATCAAGGCAAAGACTGCTAAGTCGCGTTTAAGCAAGGAGAATCAAGATGTTACGATACGTTTGTATTACGATGAGCGTGGTCTTGATCGTTATTATGGTCTTCTTGAACTCGGTGAGATTGGCGGTCTCTGGAAGAACGTCGCCGGACGTTACGAAATGGATGGCAAAAAAGTATATGCCAAACACATCCTCAAAGACCCCGAGCAGTATTTTACTCCAGAAGTAATGGAAAAACTGAATTCAATTGCGAAAGAAGAATTTAGTTATGGTTAGACTAAATGATTTAATCTCGGTACATGAAAATGTACTAACAAAAAATACATGTGAAGAACTTATTGAATTCTTTGAATCTAATGAGGATATTCAAGAATCTGTAAACCAAGATGGGACACCTAACTTTACTCAGATTAATCTAACAAAAAATAAATCAGGCAAAGAACAAGTTCATAACCTTATTATTAAAAAAGTCTTTGAGTATAAAGACAGGTATTACAAACACGTTTGTAATAATGTGTTTCCATCATCACATGCATTTGAAGAATTCAGAATAAAAAGGTATAATACTGGCGGTGAGGATAGATTCGATACTCACGTCGATGTTATGGATTATGCCTCATCTAGAAGATTCTTATCATTCTTCTGGTATTTAAATGACGTTGAACAAGGTGGAGAAACTGAATTCATCGACTTGGTTATTAAACCAAAGAGAGGAACACTAGTAATCTTTCCACCATTATGGATGTTTCCTCACAAAGGAAATGCTCCAATTAGTAACTCAAAGTATCTCTTAAGCACATATCTACATTATAAGTAAATGGAAAGAATCGAGACTACAATTCTCAGAAACCTTGTATTTAATGAAGATTATTCACGAAAAGTTATTCCATTCATCCAACCCACATACTTTGAGCAACGTACAGAAAAGATAATCTTTCAGGAGATTGTTCATTTCATCGTCAAGTATGGATCTTCAATTACGATTGAGGCACTAAATATTGAGGTTGAGAATAGGACAGATCTAAACGAGAGTGAAATTAAGGAATCAAGGGAAATTTGTAATTCACTTAATGACTCTCCAGTAGATCATCAATGGTTGTTAGATTCCACTGAGAAGTGGTGTCGTGACCGTGCGATTTATCTTGCTCTGATGGAATCTATCAGTATTGCTGATGGGCAGGATGATAAACAGAATCGGGATGCAATTCCAAGCATTCTTTCTGATGCACTGGCAGTTTCATTTGATAATAATATTGGACACGATTACTTCGAAAACTTTAAAGAAAGATATGACTTCTATCACACGAAGGAGGATAAGACTCCATTCGATCTCGAATACTTTAACAAAATCACGAAAGGTGGTTTACCTAACAAGACTCTTAACATCGCGCTTGCTGGTACAGGTGTCGGCAAGTCTCTATTCATGTGCCATGTTGCTAGCTCCGTGCTGCTCCAAGGACGGAACGTTCTCTATATTACAATGGAGATGGCAGAAGAGAAAATTGCTGAACGAATTGACGCCAACCTTCTCAACGTCCCGATCCAAGACCTGACAGAACTTCCCAAGTCATCATTTGAAAATAAAGTGACTAAGTTAGCAGCAAAAACTCAGGGTTCACTTATAATTAAAGAATATCCTACAGCATCAGCACATAGTGGACATTTTAAGGCACTTCTTAATGAACTTGCACTTAAGAAGTCATTTAGACCTGATATTATTTTCATTGATTACCTTAATATATGTGCTTCCTCCCGATATAAGTCAGGTATGTCTGTCAATTCATATAGCTATATTAAGGCTATTGCAGAAGAGCTTAGAGGGTTGGCTGTCGAAGCCGAGGTCCCTATCGTATCTGCCACCCAGACCACTCGTTCTGGTTATGGTAGCTCTGATGTTGACCTTACTGACACTTCTGAGTCCTTTGGTCTCCCTGCTACTGCTGATCTTATGTTTGCCCTTATTAGCACAGAGGAACTTGAACAGATTGGACAGATTATGGTGAAGCAGTTGAAGAATCGATACAATGACCCAACAGTGAATAAGAGATTTATTGTGGGTATCGATCGTGCAAAGATGAGACTTTATGATTGTGAACAAACTGCACAAGACAACATACTTGACTCTGGGCAGGAAGAAGAGTATAATTACGAAGATAAACCTAAGAAGTCATTTGACGGATTCAAGTTTTGATTTACTATACAGTATATGATAGTAAAGGAAATAAGATTGCTGATTGTGGAAACGAAAGAGATGCTAAATGGTTAGCAGAATGTCGTAAAGGCACTTTCAAATCTAATCGTTTGGAGTGGAAAGAAACAGTCACTATTGAACCTTTGGAATCTCTAAAGATTCCTTCTATCAAAATTGGGGGTCAGGAAATCCCCCTACAGCAAAAATTACCAGACACACAACAACAACCTTTGGACTTATGAGTAAAATTGATTTTGAACGTTATCAAAAATTTGTGGATGCTGTTACTAGCGACGCCTCTACTGATTTTGTTGCCCTTAGTGATCGTCTTGTCGAACTTGACGAAAAGGGTGCCAATATTGAACGACTTCTTACTGCTGGCGTTGGAATCAATGCTGAGGGTGGTGAGTTTCTTGAAATCATCAAGAAGATGGTTTTTCAGGGAAAACCTTGGGACGACCATAACCGTGAGCATCTTATTATTGAACTCGGTGATCTTATGTGGTATGCTGCTCAAGCCTGCATGGCACTCGGTGTTTCATTCGATGATGTGATTGCACGTAATGTCAAGAAACTAGAAGCACGATATCCTGGTGGTGCATTTGATGTATACTATTCTGAGAATCGTGCGGAGGGAGACCTGTGACCTGTGATTAAAAAGTATTATCTCAAAGACCTCGATGTTTCACAACTTCCACTTCCTGTAAGAGAACAAATTAACAGAGGATGGGGGGCAGATTGTGCTCCAGTTGAAATGGTTGGTTATTTAGAGAACCGTATAGAACCATTTCAACATAGTAACGGTTACAAACCGGGAGAGTATTTTACAATGTGGATTTTATCTGCTGATCACAAAATTTTTTCTAATGAATCATCTAATCGTTACTGGTTTTGTGTGGTCAAAACACCATGGGTATCACCACGCATCGACAAATATCTTGAAAACATTCTAATTACTAAGGAGGGAGACCTGTGAGTGAAGAAAAGAAAGTAACATTAGAACTGTCTGTATATCAGGCAGCAGCAATTCGTCAATCACTTTTTGCTGACACTAAACTATATACATATGGTGATGCGTGTCCCGAACGAGTTTATCAGATTCGTGAAGCAATCGTTCAGATTGATAATCGACTTGGAGAAATTCTTAAAGAGGAGTAATGTATACAATCATTAACTACTTGACAGCATTTTGGTCAGTGGTTATAATGAATTGTATACAACCCGTTAACTGGCAGTATTGTTATCGGGTTGACCAGTGGTTAATTCCAGATATTCAACAAGGATGGAAATACTATACTGGTGAAATAAGTCCCTATCAAAATGAGAAGGACTATCTTAAGGGGTTATAGCTCAACGGTAGAGCACCTGCTTTGCAAGCAGGGGGTTACGAGTTCGAATCTCGTTAACTCCATCTAAATATCTGTAAACGTCGGTGGAGCGTATTCCTATGGCAATTACAATTCCAGCATCTGCAGAGAAAACTTTTGAAAAAGTTATGGATGCATTGGGTGGAGAAGATTACTCTTATTATCTCTTTGATGTAAAGAATGTCAATGAGAGCGAGAGGGCAAAGAAAGTTGTTGAAATGGTGGTCTACGTACCACAGGCACAGAGAGTAACGGCAGCTGGTAGGATACAAGCAGCTCTTAGTAGGGATAATGTTACTGCCGAGATTTTAGCAAAAGAAACTGAATTGAATGTTTATTTGATTGGTGATGTAAAAAAATACGTCAGACTTAATGTTAAACCAAATGGATCAAAGGGATCTGGTGGTGGTGCTGCTGCAACAGCAATTCAAGAAGCAGCACAATGTGTATATGCTGCTATGAGATATTATTGTGGTGATAAAGAAGTCTATACTGAGGAAGACCTCAAGTGTGGTATGAAACACGTTGATGTGGGTGGCACAAAATTAGAAGACATTATGGGTCTTCCAAAAGAATGGAAAGAAGGATCGATGAAGGGAGCAAATGAAATATTTAAAAAAGTTGGTGCTGGAAAATATAAGTTTGTTAGAGGAGATAGACTTCTTGATGATGGGTCTATTAAGAAAGCATTTGGTAGAGTGAAAGGACAAACTAATCTTTCTTCAGAGGATAAGTGGAATCCTGCTGATATTTGGATGGTAGAAGAGTCTGAAGTTGATGCAATTAAAAAACATTTAGATGGAGAGAACACCATTGATTGTTTGAATAATGCACTTCTTCAATTGTTTAACGAAAAAAAGTTAATGGGCATTTCTCTCAAAAAGATTGAGGGTGATGCAAGAATGGATATTAAAAACAATCAATCTGCTGCTGTTAGAAAGGCAAACGAAAAGGCAAAGTTTGTAAAATATGATCTTACTTTTTTATCCTCTATGGATGTCTATCTTTATTATGGTCCAGGAACTTTTGAAAAATTTCAAGCAAGAAATTTTGGTGGATCTTCAAAAGGAGATTGGAAATTGGAACTAAAAGGAAAATCTGCTGCTCAGGGAAAAATTCAAGGCACAGTTCTTATTGAACTTTTAAAAAGTGCTGGATTCACAAATATTTCTCAGTTTAAAATTCCAACTTGGGCAGAGTCTGATCCAAATGCACGTAATGCAGGAGATATTACAACAGAAATTTATAATTTATTGAAAGATTATAGTGCAACTAAATTTAATAAGTCTCCAGGAGCAAAGGAAAATAATAAGGCACAGATTGCTACCCAAGATAAATCTTGGAGGTATAGTAAACTTGCTGGTTTAAGATTTTTGGATTGGTTGACAAAATGTAAAGATCCAGATATGGCAATGAAAGAAATTTATCTATATGCATCTTCTCAGTCCGACAAGTCATCCGTATATTATAAACTACAATGAACCCACAAATTGACGAACTATTACAATCCTTTGAGGCAAGCACAAAGAACACAAGGGGGAGGTATAATGAGTTTCTTGCACACGTTTATGTCGTT